ATTGTTTCTAATTGTATTTTGTTATAGTTTGCAGGCGTATTTGTAATTGCATCTATATTGGATTTATCTAAAATAATTTTTGGCCAAATACTTACATTGTCTGAACTAAAATAAATTTCTTCTGCGATGTCAAACATTTCATCAAAGTTATCAGGAGAAAGCATTAGATTTATAAACACAGGACAATCACTTACTTTTACAATGTCTTTTATGTGTTGTAAGTTAGCATATTCATTATGATATGAAATAATATAACCATCTGTGTATTGGCTTATTTCTTTATAGTATTCTATTTCTCTACTACCATTTGTAAGAAAACTAAAAGTATGCCCTTGTTCTTTTACAAGTTTAGCAAGGTCAATGAAATGTTTCCAGTATGTAGGTTCGCCACCGCTTAGTCTATAACAAATATCTTTACCGGGTACTGTAAAATTTTTGACGAATCTTTCAACAGTATCCCACCTAGGTTGGCCTGTACTACCATTATGTAAATGCTCAGGACAATAGGAACAACGATAGTTACACTTATTGCTAAGTGTCCAACTAACTAAAAACCAATTTTCTTTTGATGTATCTTGATATATTAACTTCATTCTGCCATCGTGTTATCTAATATTAGTTGTTGTGTACGCTCATTTAGTTTCACTGTTAAAATAAGACTGTACAAATTATCACTAAAACTAAACACACTATGATCTAATTGAAAGTTTGTAAAGTACACATATCCTGCTTCTGGATACAAAGGCTTTCCATCGATAAGTTGTACATAATTTTCTGGACTACAACGTCCAAATACAACTAACAATCTAAAATACTCTGGACTAGTACCGTGAAAATCTCTATGTGGAGGAAAGAATCCTCCTTGATCTACACGTACTAAATGTACACGGCCTATGTCAGGATAAAACACATCAACTATTTTTTTAAGTTCTGGTATTTTATGATATACGTCTGTAGGTGTATTGAAGTTTTCTTCCTTCATTTCTACATCGTGATATTTTTGCATATGACCAAAACTGTTAAGATGATAATTGTCCATAACATCACCTGTGTGACTAGTAATAGGTAATCCCCATCTGTTATTGTGTGTATCCTTTTTAGCATTATACGGACACCAATTGTCTTTAAACTGTTCTAATTGTTTTTCAACAGCATAATGATCTATGCTCCATTTAAGTTTGACTTGGTTACCTAGATTTACTAGACTTTGCCAACGTAATGCTCTTTCTATTTCTTTATTGTCCATCTATACTTTCCGCTAACTCTGGAAATGTTTCTCTCCAGTCAGTCCCTCTTGTTTTATCACAACTGTCTAAATATTCTACTAATGCAGGTAATTTATGACTCCAATCTTCTGCGTACATAAATTTAATTATACCTTCCCAACGCTGTCTGCCCATAGGATGATCATTGAAGTACTTGTCATTTGAATGCCTAATTAGAAAGTCTTCGATATTTCTACGCACCTTGTTTTTAATTTCTATAGGCAATACTTTAATATTCATATAACTTGGTAGATATACAAAATGTGTATTAATAAAAGGTGCAGCCATATGTGTTCTTTTATTATTAATTTGATTTGCTTGTATTGACCATTCTACAAAATTTGTTAAGTCAAGTGCATTAAGTGCTTGTACAGCACAAGCAATATTAACTTGATGATTTTTATCTAGTTCTTGTGTAATGTAATAGAATGCATCAAGTTGATCGCTCCATACACTTGGATGTCTTATGTAATTGTTTACACGTTCAGTTCCATCCATACTAAAATTTACAACAACTTCTTTAAACTGATTCCAATAGTTAACAGCCTTTCTCATACTAGGAGGGTGTCCATTGGTGTTATATCTTAACTTAATATTTTTTGCGTGACCATCTGCTATTAGCTCTTGTAATATTTTCCAATGCTCGGGAATCATTAATGGCTCACCGCCAGCAAAATATAACTGCTGAATGTTATGACTTTGCTGCATCATACTTTCAATAAAACTTCCCTTCTTGTACCAAGTGTAATCAAAGTTTTGATCCCAATCTTGATCACTTGCTAGAATAGGATTTTTGTAATTAGGTTGTTGACTTCTCCAATCCTTAATCCAACTTGAACTATCGTGCGGCGAACACATTACACATTTTAGGTTACATACATTTCCTAAGCGTAAATCAAAGTAAGGAATATCAACCTCCAAACTACCATCTTCTTGTGTTTTATCTACAAGGTTTTTCATATCAATTTTTCCTTCCCATTCACGTGTTTCCCATTGACGTTTGCTCACTACACCTTTACTTTCTTCATCAAAGCATTTTGTGCAACTTACAGGTACTTCACCATTTAACATTTGCAGTCTTGTGTTACGCATATGTTCACTATTCCATACTTCTTCAATAGTATGGTCTCTCAAGTTCATAGCAATACCGTCTTTCTTTACAAGTCCTGCAGTCTTATTATCTTCCGGGCCAGCACCACTTGCATTTGCTGTACAGCAAACTCTCACATCACCATTAGGCCTAGTCGCCATATGTATCCAAGGTAGCGGGCAAAACGTTTTACTCATTTGGTATCCCTACAAACTGTTTATTTAATTTATCAAAGTTGCCGCACTGCCTTGTACATTCTTTCAAACCTGTAGTTGACCAGCAACTTGATATTTTGCTAAAAAAGCCACTTGCAAATATATCGCTAAGACTTTTATTATTTAGATTAGGATATTCTTTAACTTTGCTCATATAATCTATACGAGAAAAACTATGCTGCGGCACCCATTCTAAATCTAACCAACAGCAAGGACTTACACCGCCGTTAGCAGCAACATATATTTGGTTATATTTTTGTGCTTTACAAGTGATGTTAGGTAACACATCTTGTTTTGCTTTTTCAACTCCTGCACTGTTTTTATCACTATGCGTAGTTGGATACAAAGTATGTGTTATATTGTAATTATCATCTATAACATCTAGTTTACCGTCTCTGAATCTACTTGTGTGTTTTTGATAGAAATGTGTAAAGCCTAATTCTTTTGACATCTGTTCACATTTACTAACTTGGTGTTCATTATGTTTGAACACTAACATATCCCAACGAGCATCTCCACCTGCTTGTATAAATGCTGTTGCATTTTTTATTATTTTGTTAAAGTCTGTGTTTACTCTATAAAGAGAGTGAGTGTCTTCTAAACCATCTATACCAAACACAACTTGCACATTCAAACTTGCTAATTCTTTCCACCAATCTATAGACCTTGCACTGCCGTTAGTATGCATTTGTAAATGCATTATAGGATTGGTTTCTCTAAGATATCTGTATATTTCTAAAGTGTCTGTTGCAATTATAGGATCTCCTAAATTACCACACATATTCAATTCATCTAACTGTTTTACAAAGTCTCTTGGAAACCAATTAACAAAAGTGCCTAAATCTATTTCTTCAAGATATAAAGTATCAAGGAGCGGTCCGCCTTGTATTCTGCGAGGACACATAGGGCACTTTGCTTGACACTTAGATGTCACTTCAAGGTGAACTGATTTGATTTGATCTATGTTATACATTACTTGTGTCCAATAAGCATAAATCTTATATACTTTTGTAATTGTAACTCATCCTCAACCATATATGAAGATAAGCCACTGCTTTTTTTAAATGCTGCTAAAGATGATACACAATTTACGTGTTCATCTAGTTCTTTATAATCATTACTTTGTAGTACTATTTTACAATCTTTAGGAACATTTTGCAACCATTTTTTATATTGTGCTTTGGTCAGATGTTCACAACTTGTATTAATAACTATGTCAGGTTTTTTGTCGTAATGGAAGTTACACATATCTTCTGTAACAGCAACAAACTTGCCTTCCATTTCTTGTCGCTTATTCATTGTTCTTGCTATTTCTTCGCAAACAGGATCAATATCTACACTTGTAATATGTTTTATTCCTATTTCACTGTTAAACAACATACTAGCAAGTACACCATTCCATCCACCAAAAATAATAACTGATGCATTTGCAATACGTGATTTTCTTTCAAGAGATTCTATTAACCAAGTTTTGGATTGAAGTTGTCCTCCCCAAAAACTTTCAAGTGTTCGACTTCTGTCATCGCTGTTGCGAATAGCATCCATCCAAAATTTTATATCTTGTATATCTATTTTCATCTTGATTTTGGTATTTTACTGTCTGCAGAACTTACACAGGTGCTAGTAATGCATTTAGATGGTGCTTTAAACAGCGTAAAACCGTCTGTAAGCGTGCCTAAAGGCTCTTCCGCACAACTATATGCTCTCTTAACTTCCACCCCCCTTATAACGCAACTTTGATACCCTGCTGCGCAATTCCAATCTTTAAACTTATTGAAGTCAAATGCGTTCATTCTTTCTGCTTGATCCAATCCGTAATCGTTACCTTTGTGATCTTCAAAATACATTTGCATAACTTGTTCACCTTTTATGTGTTGTGGAAATTGTTCTTGCATCATTAAGTGTTGTTTCACAGTATATCCATCTACAATAAAACTAGCAGTTGGATCGCTTTGTGGTTTAAGTGTTACATTAATACCCCTTTCTGAAAATCGTTTGCACCTTTCATAATACTCGTCAAAATGGTGAGGAACCATTACTTGATTGATTGTAACTAATACACCGTCAGCCATAAGTTGTAAACATTTGTCTCCAAACTCTTGCTCCTTTGCAAACTCAGAATGGAAACTAGCAGTAATACTTCTGCGTTGTAATTTACTCGTTGCTTCTAGCCATCTGTTCCACCATTTGCTACCTGGAGATAGATTAGTGGTCATATGTATACTTTGGTAAGGTGCTTCTGTATCACTACAGTAATGCTCTATAAGCTCTCCAAAGTGTTTGTACGCTGTTGGCTCGCCTCCACTAAAACTAAAATGGAATTCAGTAAATCCATTATCTCTTGCCTGGCGTTTAATTTCATCTATCGTATTTTTGTAGACATCTAGTTCTTGATGATCTGGTTTATCCGTTCTTGCATATGGCCAACAGTAACTACAACTGTAATTGCAAAAGCGACCAAGTATCCAACTAACATTGAATAAAGGTTGATCTAGCATAGTTTTTTGGCCGAACTTTACAATGTTTTGGAACGGAATAAGAGTAAAATCATTCATTATAAACATATTTAACCACTTTACATATTGACAAATGCATTCAAGGCTTATATAATAAAGAACAAATAAGGTTCATTTTATTATTAGGAGAACAAATAATATGTCAAATACAGACGCTATCAAAGCAGCAATGGATGTTTTTCTTGCTGAAGATGAGAAATTTGAAGCAGGTAACGGTGCTGCCGGAACCAGAGCAAGAAAGGCCCTACAAGAGATGACTAAGGCTATCAAGGAAAGACGTAAAGAAATCACTGATACAAAAAACTCTCGTAAAGAGGCAAAACTTAATGGGTGATGATAACACTTTTACTATTACATTAGATAATGATGATATCTACGGTGGGGCCTCTGGCTCTGCCGTAACATCATATGATACCAATTTTACTTTTGATACTTCATCTACTCTTGACAGTGCAACTGATTGGTCTTATAGTACAGACAGCCTTGAAGTCGACAGTGCTATGCGCAAACGACTAGAAGCCATTGAATCAAGACTAAACATTTTAGTTCCAGATCCTAAAAAGTTAGAAAAATTTGAAGCACTTAAAAAAGCATACGAACACTACAAACATATAGAAAGGTTATGTGAAATTGATGACGAGGACGAAAAAGAAGGTCCAAACTTCTAAAGATAAAAATAAGTTATTCAGAGATATAATGCGTATAGACTTTCTCCAAGATGAGATAGAATACGCTACAAAGCAATTACAACCACACGACACAGGCCATATAAATACGGCTATAAGTTGGTTACATCACAGAGTTAGACAGTTAAAAGGACAAATAGATGACTGAAGTAAAATTGATTTCCTATAGCACAGCACCACAAGGAGTAGGTTTAGACAACTGTCAAGAACTTATTGCTTATTGTGCTAGAGTAAGCAATCCAAGCAATCAAATGAACAGTGAGACAAGTGAGAAACTTATCAAGTATCTAATTAAACACGCTCATTGGTCTCCACTTGAAATGGTAAGTGCTTGTTTAGAAATAAACACAACACGAGATATTGCACATCAAATTGTAAGACATCGTAGTTTTAGTTTCCAAGAGTTTAGCCAACGCTATGCAAATCCTGCAGAGTTTGGTGAAATGTTTGTAACACGTGAAGCACGTTTACAAGACAAACAAAACAGACAAAATTCAATTGAACTTGATGATGAAAGTGAATTACATTATGATTGGGCTTCAAAACAACAAGAAGTAATTGAAAAAGCAAAAGAAGTATATAACTGGGCTATCGACAACGGTATTGCTAAAGAGCAGGCTCGTGTTGTCTTGCCTGAAGGTAACACAAAAACACGTTTGTATATGAACGGAACACTGCGTTCGTGGATTCATTATATTGAACTACGTGGCGCAAACGGAACACAGAAAGAGCATATGGATATTGCACACGCCTGTGCTAAAGTCATTGCTGATATTTTTCCACTAGCAACAGATTTAGTCTAAGGAGGCTAAAATGGAATACAGTTTTTACTTTACTCGTGGTGTGACCTAATGAAAAGGTACGGTATAATGGTGTGCATAGACGGGGACGATGATTGGATGTTTGTTACAGAAGATTCTGGAGAAGCATTTATACGGCAACCTATTTTGTTCGATGACTTTGATGAAGCACTTATTGCTGCTGAAGATTGGATCGAACCAGGAAAGGAAGAAAATGTAATGGTAGTTGAATACGAAGGATAATTTTTATGTGGGAACTTTGGTGTAAAGCAATAGGAAGAAAGGCATTTGAAGATGATAAACAAGCAGACAGAGTTGCGGTTATTCGTACTCTGTGGATTATACTGCACATTGTTACTTGTTTGGCTATTATAGCAGGTAACGGTAGAACATTAGAGCTATGGTAATATCTGTTTTGAATCTAAATTGCTCGGAAAAAAGTAATTTCTCTTGACAAAGGATATATATCATCATATAATCTAATTTTTGTTGAAGGAGCAAACTGACATTGGCTGGTAAAAGAAAAACAATAAGAAGCGCACCTAGGTTGCGTAAAGGCGCCAAACTAACAGAGCCATCTTGGGATGGTTGGGAACAGTTATCTGGCGAAGAGTTTCATCGTAAGAAACAAGGTTCACACCAATGGTACTATGCTAACTTTGCAAGTAAAGACCTTATGCCAGCAGTTTGGATCTGGATGGAAGCCAATGGATACACTAAAGATGATATTAAAAAAGCAAAAGCAGCAGCAGATAGCACAGTAAGCACAACCGCTGCAATTACTTGCAAAATGCTTAACAATGGTATGCCTGATTTTTACAAGCCAGCAGCAGAATATTGGGATAGTCTACCAGGAACTTCTGGAGAACTTAGACCTGTTACAGAATTTGTAAAGAAAAGAATCGCCGAAGCACTGAACGAAGGTAAAGATAAAACTGAACAAAAAGAAAAAGAAGATGCAGCAGCGGCAGCAAAAGAAGAAAACAAAAAACTAAGTCAGCCAAGTATCCAAGATAGAATTAGACAAGCATCATATCTTATGTGTGAGTTTATTGAAGCAGCACACGACGATTACTTAGACGGAAAAATTACAGACTTTAAAGATATCAAGCCTGCAACAAGACTTAGACAAATGGAGTGTAAGCAGCCACACGCTAGAATGATTAAGGCTTCATATGATGGACAAATTAAGGAATATGAAGAATTACTTAATCCTAAAAAACTAGGAAAAGATGCTACAGAATTAGAAAAGGACTATGCACAACAACTTAAAGAAGGGTATGCGCATCTTAAGAAAACAGATATTAAGAAACTGTATGCTTTTTATATTGCAGTGCAAGGCGCTTGTGATGCTATTATTGCTGAATCAAAAGCAAATAGAAAGCCACGTAAAATTGCTAGAAAATCACCAGAGCAACTTGTAGCAAAAATGAAGTATAAAGTTTCAGACGACAAGTATAGCATTTCAAGTATTCCTGCTTGGAAACTAGTAGGTGCAACGTGCTTGGTTGTGTTTAATGGTAAAACTCGTAAACTGGGAATATACTACACAAGCAATGAAGATCCATTAGGCGGTATGCGTGATGGTACAGGACTAGACATTAAAGGAACAACATTACAGCGTTTTGATGATGATAAAAGCGTTGCTTGTACACTGCGAAAACCCGTAGAACAACTACGTGAAGTAAAATCGCTAAATACACGTAAGAAGTTCGAGAATTGGTTTGCAAAACTTACAACAACACCAATTAAAATGAACGGTCGTATAAACGCTGAAACTGTATTAATAGCAGCATATTAAGCGTTTTGTAAAGACGCTTTATAGATAAAGAGAATAAATACTATTATGAACAGTACAGCAGTTGAAAAAGCACTACAAGATCTTACACTAGCACTTACCGAAGACGGCTCAATTACAGCAAATTCGTCGGTTAGTTTTAGTGGGAACATTTATGATAAAGGGTTCTACTGGGCGGGTAGAGACTATACTAAAAAATTCGTTATGGTTGCTGATGAAGATAGACTTTTTTCATCAGAAACAATTGATATTGGCCGCGGCAAACATCTTGCTATTAACGGCAACGCAGTCCTTGCTGAACAAGAACTAGGCAGAAGCGTTACAAAAAGTAATTTACGTGAAGTAGGTAGACTAAAAGGTCTTATTGTTGATGGTAGCGTAAGCATTAATCAATACGTTTACTTTGATGCAAACAGTGATAGACTAGGTGTTGGTACTGAAGAACCTAATGCAGCACTTTCAGTTGCAGAAGATGGTATTGAAGTGATGGTTGGTACTGAAGACTTTGTAAAAGGTTTTGTTGGTACATTTGCAAGTCACGATTTAGAATTTAAAACAGATAACACAACTAGAGTAGCAATTAAAGCAGGCGGCGATATTGCACTAGGTAACAGCAATGCTGCACCTATAAAAGTTTCAGTCAACGGCAAACTTGCTATTGGTGTTAATAATCCAGATAGTGATGTAGACTTACACGTAAGAGGTGCTATCAAGTTTAACAATAAAAAACATTTAGCCGGTACTGCTCCTCCAACAGGTGGACAATTCAATCAAGGTGATATTGTATGGAACGATGCTCCACAACAAAGAGGACACATTGGTTGGGTATGTATTAGAGCCGGCAATCCTGGTAACTGGGCACCATTCGGCGACATTAGGTAGTAACTGTGATTGCCTATTGCATAGGTAATGGTGAAAGCCGAAGATTCTTAAACCTTCCTAAACTAACAGAAAATAAAACAGTAGTAGGTTGTAATGCATTACACAGAGATCTCGCTGTAGATCATTTAATATGCTGCGACAGACGTATGGTAGATGAAGCAATACAAAGTGATAACACTGCTAACACTAAAATTTATGTTAGAGATATGTGGTTCAAGTATTTTAGAAAGATTAAAAAAGACAAAAGAATAAATCATTTACCAGACTTACCTTACAAAGGTGAAAAGAAAATAGATCAACCTTTACATTGGGGCAGTGGAACTTATGCACTTTTAGTTGCAGCAAGTTTGCCAGACATTACCGAGGTAAGAATAATTGGTTTTGACCTATACGATAAAAATAGTAAGGTGAATAACATTTACAAAAACACAATGCACTATGCCAAAAAAGATGATAAACCTGTAGACTTTAGTTATTGGGTGTACCAAGCACAAAAAGTTTTTGTCCACAATCCGCAGATAGAATTTAATATCATAAATGCAAAAGATTGGCAAACTCCAACACAATGGAAACTGCCCAATGTGTCAAGTCAGCTCTTGACAACTGCCTAAATAGATCGTATAATTAATTTTATGTTTAACAAGGACTTGGCGTCAACCCTTCTAATTCTGCCGCCATTATTTAAAACAGGAGAAAATAATGGGAAAACATTACAGTACTAAACACTATGGACACAATATTGGACTATCGGCAGTCTTTAGACAGCCTAACGCAGATCATTCACACTGCCATTTATTGCACGGATATAGTTTAGCATTTACATTTACATTTGGTTGTGATGAACTAGATAATAAAAATTGGGCAGTTGACTTTGGTGGACTAAAGCCTTTGAAGGCTTGGTTGGAAGATAGTTTTGATCATAAGACTTGTGTAGATGTTAATGATCCGCATAAACAAGACTTTTATGATTTACAAGATAAAGACTTATGTGAAGTAAGAGAGTTTGATGGTGTAGGTGCAGAGAAGTTTGCAGAACACGCATTTAACTTTGCAGACAAATTAATTAGAGAAGCAACAAATAATCGTTGCTATTGTATCAAGGTCGAGTGTGCAGAACACGGAGCCAACTCCGCAATTTACGAGGCATAGATGAGAATTATAGCAGGACCGTGTCAACACGAAACTCTAGAACAGAGTTTAAGAATAGCAAAAGAATGTAAACGTGTTTGTGATAAGCACGGTGTTGATTATATTTTTAAAGCAAGTTACGATAAGGCAAATAGGTCAAGTATCAAAGGCAAAAGAGGACAGGGATTACAAACTACTATGCAAGACTTTGAAAGTCTTAAAAAAGTAATACCTAGTTTAAAAATTATAACAGACGTGCATAACGTCAACGAAGTTTTAAAAATAGGAGCATATTATCAAGACATAATTGATGTATTACAGATTCCTGCTTTCTTGTGTAGACAAACTGATTTGGTCCGTGCTGCGGTCAAAACAGGAATGATTGTAAACATTAAAAAAGGACAGTTCCTTGCACCTTGGGACGTTGAAAACATTTTATCTAAAACAGAAGGTGCTAAAGAAGTTTGGATTACAGAAAGGGGAACAAGTTTTGGATATAATACTTTGGTCACTGATTTCACTGGCCTTCAGTTTATGCTGTCTAATTATAACGTTCCCATT